GTGATGTGGATGAGAAAGACATAGAAAAGAAAGTAAACAATTTCAAATCCAAAATAGATGCACTCATCAAGAATGAAAATGCAGATGGGTTGAAAGAGTTAGTAAAGAAACTTAGAGATGGTAGGTCAGTTTCATTACAGAAATATGGAGAGTATGGTTTTGAGAACATGGTGTTCAAAGAACTAAGAAATCAAGGTTATATTGACAAAGTACGTACAGTTGTGGTAAACTTAAAGTCCAGAAGTCTTTCTTTATGATAAAACTTATAATATTTAAAAAAGATCTAGTCCTTGTTGCTAGAGTGGAAGAAGTTGCAGCAATAGTGCCTGGTGAACCTGACTGTAAACTCATAGAACCCTTCGAGTTGAAGGGTGAGTACTTAGAATCATGGCCATCATTCTCTAGTCAACGTGAGGTAATGATGTCATCAGACAGTTTTTTGACTATACTAGATCCAGACAAACGTCATCTAGATAATTATCAAGCGTTGACAGCTAAAAATGTCACAGAAAAACCTTAGAATACTATGGTTATATCCAAATCAGCACATGAGAGTGACACCACCAGGTGGTGTTGCAATCATAACTGCATGTTTGAAAAGAGCAGGTTATAGTAACATAGAATTATTTGATGCCACATGGTATCCTATTGATGACGAAGAGAATTTTGCTAGACCAGATAGAGATGTAGAGAGAGCAAAAAGACAAATGTTTCCTGAGTATAAGTGGGAAAGAGGTGATCTAGACCCCTCTTTTTTCATGCTTGAAGACACCAATATGTACAGTGCATGGAGAAAGAAGGTAATAGATTATAAACCAGATGTTATTATATCATCAATTGTAGAAGACACATACTATCTGTGGAATAAATTTATGGATCAGGTTTCTGATAGAAAATTTATAAATGTTGTGGGTGGGGTTTTTGTCACATATTATCCACAAGCATTTGAAGGTAAGTGTGATTACATTCTTAGAGGAGAAGGTGATGAGGTAGTACCAGAATTGATGGATCATATTAGTCAAAATAAAACAGGACATCATCTATTAAATGTTCATCCTAATCCAATGAGACCTGCGATGAATGTAAATACTTTACCTTCTACAGATCATGAGATATTTGACAAGAGATCATTGTATAGACCTTTCCAAGGAAAGATAATCAAGATTGCTACAGTCGAAACGCAAAGAGGATGTCCATTTAAGTGTAAGTTTTGCAACTCACCATCTAATGCAGGGTTGTATAAGGAGGAGACTGATAGTTTATTCTTTAGAAAGAGAAGTGTAGAACATCAGGAGGATGAAATAAAACATCTTATTGACACAATTCAAGTTGAGTTTTTATGGATTGTCACAGATACATTTCTTACTATGTCTAAAAAAGGTTTTGATGAGTGGGCAGAGATGTATTCCAAATATAAATTACCATTTTTCACACAAACTAGACCAGAGTTATTGACACATCATCAAGCAAAAACTTTGAAAGAATTGGGATGTTTGAAGTTGAATATGGGTGTAGAGCATGGAGATCCACAATTTCGTAAAGATGTTATAGGTAGAGTATATGATAATCAAAAAGCAATTGATGCTTTTAGAATTGCTAGAGAAGCAGGTTTATCCACTACATGTAATTTTATTATAGGATATCCATATGAAACCATGGAGAGTTGTATGAAGTCTGTTGACTTAGCAGCACAATTGGGATGCGATGATACCAATGCCTTTATATTCACACCCTACCATGGCACACCCATGAGAGATATGTGTGTAGATGCTGGTTTTATTGATAAAGATCTTATAGTTGAGATGAGAAGTGATGATCAAGGAACATATCTTAACATGCCACCACCATATATGAGCAAAAAAGATATACAATACATGTTCAATAATTTTGTAAGGTTGTTTAGAGAACGTGAACATGCTATCATGTCTGCATGAGATATTATACAAATGTACAGATGGTCGGGAATGATTTTCTCGTCCGTGGATATGAAAATGGTAAAAGTTTTACATCAAGAGAATCTTTTCAACCCACGATGTTTGTTCCTAGCAAGAAAAAAACAAAGTATAGAACACTAGATGGCAAATATGTGCAGAGTATACAACCTGGCACAGTGCGAGAGACCAGAGAATTTATTAGAAGTCATGATAACGTAGAAAACTTTGAGATATATGGCAACAACAGGTACATATATCAGTATATTTCTGACAGATATCCTGAGAATGAAATAAAATTTGACCTCAAGAAAATGAATCTTATGACTATTGACATTGAGGTCAAGTCTGAAGGTGGATTCCCTACAGTAGAGAAATGTGATGAAGAGATGCTACTCATATCTCTACAAGATTACAACACTAAACGTATATTGACCTTTGGTGTAGGTCCTTACAGGACACAAGACAAGATGGTCAAGTATGTGGAGTGTAATGATGAGTATGATATGCTCACACACTTCATAAATTACTGGTCACATACACCACCAGAGGTTGTGACAGGATGGAACTGTCAACTATATGACATACCATACCTTGCAAAAAGAATTACAAGGGTGCTTGGTGACAAAGCATGTAAGAAACTATCACCATGGGGACTGGTCACCCACGAAGAGATCTACATGGCAGGTCGTCCACACCTCATGTATGACATCGGAGGTGTAACTGTCCTAGATTACATGGATTTGTACAAAAAGTTTACCTACAAGGCACAGGAGTCGTATAGACTAGATTACATTGGCGAGGTAGAACTAGGACAGAAGAAACTAGACCACTCAGAACATGACACGTTCAAAGATTTTTACACAAAAGCATGGAATAAGTTTGTAGATTACAACATCCAAGACGTTAGACTTGTTGACAGTCTAGAAGAGAAGATGAAACTCATAGAACTTGCCATCACTATGGCATTTGACGCAAAGGTAAACTTTACTGATGTGTTCTATCAGGTTCGTATGTGGGATATGATAATATACAACGACTTGAAGAAGAAGGGTATAGTTATACCACCAAAGAAAGACCAAGATAAGAGTGAGAAATATGCAGGTGCATATGTAAAGGAACCTATACCTGGCATGTATGATTGGGTTGTGTCATTTGACCTCAACTCACTGTATCCACATCTTATAATGCAGTATAATATATCTCCTGAGACTGTTCTTGATGAACGGTTTCCCTCAGTATCTGTAGATAAACTGTTGAATGAGGAGGTAGACCTATCAGGTCTCAAGGATGTGACTGTGTGTCCTAATGGTGCTATGTTTACTACAAAAAAACGTGGTTTCTTACCTAAATTGATGGAGAAAATTTACAATGAACGTGTCATCTTCAAGAAAAAGATGCTTGAGGCAAAGAAGGAGTATGAAAAGACCCCTACAAAGCATCTCGAAAAGGAAATTGCAAGATGTAACAACATCCAAATGGCGAAAAAGATTCAACTTAATAGTGCCTATGGTGCTATCGGTAACAACTATTTCCGTTATTATATGCTTGCGAATGCTGAAGCGATTACTCTCGGAGGTCAGTTCAGCATTCGGTGGATCGAGCGTAAAGTCAACAAATATATGAACAAAGTATTAAAAACAAAGGAGAAAGATTATGTTATTGCTTCAGATACTGATTCCATTTATCTTCATATGGGTCCTCTGGTCGAAGTTGTATACAAGGGGAGAGAGAAGAATGCTGAAAGCATCGTCACGTTCATTGATAAGGTCTGTCAAGTGGAACTTGAGAAATATATTTCTGATTCTTATCAAGCGTTGGCCACGTACGTAAACGCTTACGAACAAAAGATGTTCATGAAGAGGGAGACTATCGCTGAACGTGGTATATGGACTGCAAAGAAGAGATATATGCTCAATGCATGGGATATAGAGGGAGTTAGATTTGCTGAACCCAAACTAAAGATGATGGGTATCGAAGCAGTCAAGTCATCTACCCCTGCACCATGTCGTAAGATGATTAAAGATGCCATCAGTATCATTATGAATGAATCTGAGGAGAATGTTCAGCAGTATATCAAGAAAATGAGAACAGATTTTCGTAACATGAACCCTGCTGACATAGCATTCCCTAGAACTTGTAACAATGTTGCAAAGTATAGGAGTCACTTGACTATCTACCAGAAAGGAACGCCAATACATGTCAGAGGATCACTATTATTCAATCATTATTTGAAAGAGAGAAATTTGTTGGGTAAATATAATGTAATCAACAACGGTGAAAAAATTAGGTTCTGCTATTTGAAGACTCCTAATCCAATTCGAGAGAATGTTATATCATTTATCAGTGATTTTCCTGTAGAACTAGGTCTAGCACCATATATTGATTACGATTTACAGTTCAGTAAATCATTTATTGAACCACTGAAGGCGATACTGGATTCTATTGGTTGGTCAGTCGAAAAGATTGCAACACTAGACTCTTTCTTTATTTGATGCTATGATGTACACAACACTATTACTAAATGGACTTACCTATAGATGATAAGGAACTAGGACTAATCGTAAAGTCTCTGACTTTGGGTGGAAGTTCCTCCTTATATCAAAAACTGAAACTTGTGAAGGAAGTTAGGGAAGCAAACCCTGACGGACCTTACAAAAAAATACTTAGAGATACATACGGGATGGTTATCTAATGAGAGAACAACTAATCAGAGCACTTCTAGCACATGCACAAGGAGATATCCAAAAACATGTAGCAAATGTAGAAGTCTACCTCACTAACCCTGCAGGTATTGGAGAACATTCCGATATCACAGAGGCAATAGAAACTGAATTGAATATTATTGCTAAGTATCAAGATCAGATAGACGTGATAAACAAATACTTCAAGAAGTAATGTTCTTTGATAAGATTAGTCTGGTAACAGGTGGATTTGACCCAATACACAGTGGTCACATACAATATTTTGCAAGGGCAAAAGACCTATCAAACTATCTTGTGGTAGGATTGAATGGTGACCCATGGTTGACAAGAAAGAAAGGTCAATACTTTCAATCTTGGACAGACCGAGCAGATATCGTACGTCATCTAGACATGGTTGACGCTGTGATATCATGGGATGATGCTGATGACTCTGCCTGTGGTGCAATAGACAAGTGTCTTGACATCGCAGAGCAGGTTATCTTCTGCAATGGTGGTGATCGTGCCAAGGGAAACACACCTGAACTTGACAAATTCGTCAGCAATGATAGAGTGAAGTTTGAATGGGGTATCGGTGGCACTGATAAGATGAACAGTAGTTCTTGGATACTACATGGTTACTTTGAACGCCAACGTAAATTATTAGGTATTTAATTATGGATTTATTGAACGAGATAGTAAAGGAGATAGGTTCGGACTATGCAAAAATTGCATCCGATAAAGAAAGTACTGAGACGTATATCGACACTGGATCATATGTTTTTAATGGACTCGTTAGTGGGTCTATTCTTGGCGGTGTTTCTAGCAGTCG